TAAGTGCAGGTTACGAAAGATTTTGTCGAGAGATTGAGAAGGCAAGTGAAGCTAAAGCTAACATGGTCATCATTGTAGAAGAGAGCTTAAGCAATACTCTGTCATTTAATTATCTTCCTCATGTATACAAGAAAGCTACAAAGGTAAACCCTGAATTTATATTCCATAACGTCAGAGAGCTAATACAAAAATACCCTCATGTACAATTCTTATTTGCAAAGGGGCGCAAAGAGTCTGTTAGAGTAATTGAGAAGATGTTCTCTACTGATGAGAACTTTTTTAAGTATGATTTGCAACTTTGCTACGACCTAAAGATGCTATAATATGTGGTATACCCCAGAAAAGTATAATAGAATAATTCCAAATCTAAACGATGAATATTCTAGACTAAAAGATACTCTTGAAGACAAAGAGGCTAAGATAACTTTAGCCAAGTTCTTACGTTCTAATATCGGCATAACTACAGAGCTAATTTCTGGCATAAAATTATGGCCTTATCAAGAGGTTATAATTAAAGCCATGTTGAATAGGAACTTTTGTCTCAACGTGTGGGGTCGTGGTGCTTCCAAATCTTTTTCTGCTGCGGTATTTTGTTTTTTACAATGCATATTTGAGCCCAAGAGCAAGATCCTAATTGCTGGTCCAACATTTAGAACAGCAAGGAGCATTTTCAATTCAATAGAAAAGATTACTGAGTCTAAAGGCGCAGATCTTTTAATGCAAGCGTTCGGCGCAAAGTCGAAACGCAATGATGAATACGATTGGTCAATTAATGAGGGTTCAATAAAAGCTATCCCTCTAAGCGGCGAAAAGATTCGTGGTTTCCGTGCTAACGTACTTGTGCTAGACGAGTTCATGCTTCTACCGGAAGACATTATTAAGAATGTATTGATGCCATTCTTGATTGTGCCGCAAGATATTAAAGAACGTATTAGTATTCGCGAACAAGAAGATGATTTAATTAGCCAAGGGGTGATGACAGAGGCTGACCGCATGGAGTTTAAGAACACTTCTAAAATGATTGCCCTGTCTTCAGCCTCTTATACTTTTGAGAACCTCTATAAGACTTACAAAGAGTGGTGTGACAATATCTATTCAAAGGAGCCAACAAGTGCTACCTATTTCGTCTCTCAATTAAGTTACGAAGCTCTCCCTCCAGAGATGATAGACTCTTCAATTACAGAAGAAGCGCAAAATGGTGGAGCTTCTCATGCTTCTTTCTTAAGAGAGTATTGCGCTCAATTCACTGACGGTAGCGATTCTTATTTTAGCATGAAGAAAATGGAAGAGTGTACCCTTAAGTTCGAAGAACGCCCCCATTCTCAAATTAAAGGAGATAGTGGTAAGCAATATATTTTAGCAATGGACCCTAACATGAGCGATAGTCCAAATGCTGACTATTTTGCAATGGGTATTTTAGAAATAGACCGAGAAAATAAGAACGATACCCTAGTGCATTGTTATGCTGGCCTTGGGAGCTTAAATACTCACATCAAATACTTTCATTACTTAATGACGAGCTTTAATATTGTTTACATAATCTGCGATAATGCTGGCGCTGACATCTTCTTCAATACTTATAATGAATCTCAATATGTGAATTCAGAATCTGAGAAGATTAAGTTTATTGATTTCGATTCTGATCTTGAGGGTATTGAATATACAAGGATGGTGCAAAAAGCTAAGAGCCAATATAACCTTGAGAACAAGCAGATAGCAGTCACTCAAGTATTCACTACTACGTTTATCAGAAGAGGTAACGAAAACCTACAAGCGGCAATTGATTATAAGAAAATTTGGTTCGCTTCAAAGACTGTCGCTAATGAGAATTTCTTTAATGAAGAGATTAATAAGAGGATTCCAGAAGAGATAATCTTCGTGGAAGAGAATAAGGACTGGAACAAACTAGACTTAATAGAACACCAAGACTTATTAGTTTACAACACTAAGAAGCAATGTTCGCTAGTTGAGTTCACTACTAGCAGTCGTGGTTCTGTTAATTTCGACTTGCCTCAACACCTAAAGCGTTCCAATTCTCCCAATAGAGCAAGAAAAGATAATTACACTGCTTTAATGTTAGCGAAATGGGGTTCCAAATGCTATAATGACATTATGACTACTGAAAATAAAATAGTAGCTGCGGGATTTACACCAATTTTAATTTAAAATGTGTAATTAATTATTAGGCTTATGGCAAAGGTTAAAAAAGAAAAATTTGAGGAATCTTCTTTCGCTCCAATGATGGTCGAAGGCTCTACCCCTGCTCATGGCGGAGTAGCAAGCAGAGTCACTGAGACGAGAAGCCGTAGAAATGCTGCATCAACCATTGAGAGAACAGATCGTTTTCGCAATATCGATGAAGGCATGGTGCCATTTAATTATGCCACTGGCTATAACTATAATAAATCTAACATTGACGTAAGAGATACGGTAATCTTGTGCCAAAAAGCTTATTATAACTTTGGTCTATTTAGGAACACAATCGATTTACTATCAGAGCTTTCTTGCGGAAACCTTCACTTGAAAGGTGGAAATAAAAGTGCAAGAGATTTCTTCCAAGCCTTATTCAATAAGATAAATATCACTGCTCTTCAAGACAAGTTCTTTAGAGAGTACTACCGCTCTGGAAACGTTTTCATCTATAGATACGACACTACCATTAAAGAAGAGGATATATCTAAAATCAGTCAAGTTTTTGGTTCGCAAGCTTTAGCAGCAAAAATTTCTTTACCTTCTAGATACATAATCATTAACCCAGCAGATGTTCAAGTCAATGGTAACCTTTCTTTTAATAGAGGGCAGTATTATAAGGTACTAACTGATTACGAACTTGAGCAGGTTAGAAATCCAAGGACAGAAGAAGACAAAGAGATACTAAACTCTCTTGACCCTCTTGTTAGGGAGCAAATTTTAAAAGGAAGATCTACAGCGGTCCTACTTCATTTAGACACAAAGAAGTTTTATGCTGTATTCTATAAGAAGCAAGACTACGAGCCCTTTGCCGTACCAATGGGATTTCCAGTTCTTGAAGATATAAGTGCTAAAATTGAAATGCGTCGTATGGATATGGCACTTACAAGGACAATTCAGCAAGTCGTTCTCCTTATCACTATGGGAACTGAACCTGATAAGGGAGGAGTGAACCAAGAGAACTTGAAGACGATGCAAAATCTCTTTACTAATCAATCGATTGGTAGAGTCCTTATTGCAGACTATACGACAAAAGCAGAGTTCGTTATCCCTCAAATCGCAGACATCCTTGATCCAAGAAAATATGAGGTGATCGATAGAGACATTAATATTGGATTAAATAATATTCTAGTTGGAAACGAAAAGTTCGCGAACACTACTACAAAAGTTTCTCTCTTAGGACAAAAACTAATACAAGCTCGCCAAGCGTTCATCACAGACTTCTTGCTGCCTGAAATTAAAAGAATTTCTAAAGAAATAGGGTTCAAAGTATTCCCTACTCCATTCTTTGAAGATATGGATCTTAAGACAGATCAAAACCTTAATAGAATTTATACTCGCCTTATGGAGCTTGGGGTTCTTACCCCAGAGGAAGGCCTTAAAGCTATTGAAACAGGAGTATTGCCAAGTCCAGAAGAGTCGCTCCAGTCTCAAAATAGTTTTATTGATCTAAAAGACAAAGGCCTCTATCAGCCATTAATTGGTGGTCCTAAAATAGATGCCGGAAGACCAGCGGGAAGCACTGGCATCAAGCAAACAACTAAAAATGTTAAACCAGTTGGCACTTCTTCTAAGGCTAATTACAGCGTAACTAAGTTAAAAGATATAGTAGAAGCCACAAACAAATTAGGCGTCGAAGTAGAAAACATTTTAAAGAAGAAACATAAGCTTAAAAAGTTAAACGATAAGCAAAAAGAAGTAGCTCTTGACATCACAAAAATCATAGTCGCTAACGAAGAAAAAAGTAATTGGATTTCTAAGATCTCTGAGTATATAGAGTCTCCTGTAGACAAAAATGAAAAAACAGTAGAAGAAATTCATGGAATTGCTTGCGAGCATCAAGTGGATTCTTATATGGCTAGTTTGCTTTACCATAGTAAAATCTAATGCCTACAAATAGAGTAATCTATAATAATCAGTTGCTGCTTGTTGGACCTGCTCCAGCAAGTGGGTATTATTTTTGTGACCCTAATGGCACTCTTTTGCCAACAGGAGTTTATAATCTAATCCAGCCCCTTAAAAGAATAAACCAATTTAGTTATCAGATCTCTACTCAGCCAGTAAGATTTACTGAAATCGGAAACGCTTCTACAATTTACGATCACAACTTAAATCCACCAGAGATAAATCTTAGCTTCAATTACAACATTAAAGATTTAAGAAATGAAGCTAGGCTTGGTTTTTATGTAGATCTTGGGCCTCCAAATTTAGATCAATTTGATGGCGGGCAAACTCATCCTAGTGGAAACATCTTGTCAGGATTCTCTTTTGGAGATCAAGGGTTTGCTTATAATACTGATTTAACGATACCGACAAATAACACATTCAAATATCCGTTTAAATACAGAGACCAAAGAAACCTTTTCTTGTCTATTAACCCAAATCCCGCAGATGTCATTAACTCTAACCTATCTGGATTCCCTGTGTTGGCTTTTGGTAATTGCTTCATCACCTCTTATGGAGTAAATGCTAAAATTAACGAGATCCCAATAGCTTCAGTTACTTGTACGGCGCATAATGTGCTTTATTATTCTTCCGGTACTAATGTTGTATCTCCATTTGTTGAACCTAAGAGTGGACTACTTAATACTGGAGTTCGTTTCTCTATCCCTAATTACAATGAAGTATACGAAGAAATAGGCAACTCAATTTCAGTCTTGTTACCCGGAGAGATCACGGTAGATGTATTCGATGTAAACTCTACTTCTAAAACTAAATCAAATGTAATCATACAAGACTCGGCAATTCAGGGTTTTAATTTTACTATCCCATTAGATAGGGAACCCCTAAAGACATTAGGCTATGTTTATCCAGTAGATAGACAAATAAATACTCCTATCACTGTTGAAGGAACTTTTTCAGCTATTTATAAAAATTTAATTTATTCTGGAGACCTAATATCCAACATAAAATCAGAATCTAAATACGATATCGTAATTAAGATGAACAAAGACTCTGATACTATTATAAGATATGATATTAGAGGAGCAAAGTTTAAAGACCTTTCTTATGACTCTTCCGTCGGCGCAAATGCTGTTTTAGATTTTAGTTTTTACTGCGATATGGACCAAAATTCTTATCCTCATCCGAATGGCTTATCCATGAGCGGCTTACTAAAAGGATTGAGCTACACAAACTTTAATACAAATGGACCATTATAATTTCCTTAATTGCTAATTTTCAGTGTATTTATTATCAACTATAAATTATGAGCTTACAAGGTTTAGAAATTGAAATCATAGAATCAAAGAGGTCTGGGCCTAAAAGCTCTGCTCAGACGCCTTCCAAGCCTTCTGAAAGGCGCAGTGGTTCTAGTAAAAATCCTGCTGGTAGCGCAGGAACCAAAAGCGATAAGGCAATAGAGTTTTCTGCTAAAGTTGTAGAGATGCTTAAAAACAAAGTAAAGAATCATAATGCAAAGCATTCTAGAAAAGTTAATTTAAGTCAGTTAAAGAAAGTATATCGCAGAGGTGCTGGCGCATTTAGTTCTTCTCATAGACCCGGAATGACTAGAGGAGGATGGGCCGCAGCAAGAGTAAATATGTTTTTAAGAATGATGTCTGGCGGAAAAGTAAAAGACTCATATAGAAAAGCAGATCAAGACGTAGCTAAAGCTTCGGAAATTGATGTTACAGGTTCTTGGGAGCCAAATGATAGTGATTTTTCTGAAGCAAATAATGATATTCAAGAATATAATCTTGATTACGATTTTGAAGACGAGAATGACCTATATTTAGATACAGAACAAGAAAAAGCAAACTGGCTAGAATATATTTAACATGAAAATCCAAGAACTCGAAATCGATATCTCCTTTAAGATTATCGCCGCAGACAAAGAAAAGAAAACATTAAATAAGCCATTCAGAACTCCTGATGGGCCTAAAAAGTTTTCTGTTTATGTCAAAAATGAAAAAGGAAACGTCGTAAAGGTTAACTTTGGTGATCCTAACATGGAGATCAAGAGAGACGATCCTGCTAGAAGAAAAAGTTTTAGAGCAAGACATGGTTGCGACAAGAATCCCGGTCCAAAATGGAAAGCTAAGTATTGGTCATGTTATCAATGGAGAGCGGGTTCTCCAGTTGAAGCTTCAGCAGGGATTTCTAGTTTAGAAGTAGAAGCTGGGAAAGGCCTTTGGCATAATATCCAGAAGAAGAAAGATCGTCTTGGCAAGAACTATAAGCCAGCGAAACCCGGAGATAAAGATTATCCAAAGCAAGGTGCCTTAAAGAAAGCTCAAGCAAACGAAGAAGAGTGGGATGGCATTACTTTTTGGGATGGAAGTGAGCTATTAAAAATTTGGCCTGATTTATCAAAGGCCGAAGAAATGATAGAGTCAGAAGAGAGTGAAATGGAAGAGTACAAGAACGAATATTTAGAAATGTCAGTTAGCTCTTTGAATTCTATTAAAACTCATGCGGAGAATATCCTTAATGCTTTAAATAATGAGAAAATTAAAGAAAACTTAACAGAGTCATGGCTGCAAGGCAAGATTGCCATTACTGAAGATTACATGGTAATGATTCATAACTATGTAATGTTTGCCGAAGAGTCTGATGCTAATTATATGAGTTCTGAGCCAATGTTTATGGTTGGTCAGAAGGTCAGAAATGTGAATAAGAACTGTAATCATTATGGTAGCGAAGGAATCGTAAAAGAAATTAAAGATTTACCAAATCAAATGGGTAAAGTCATTTCATACGAAGTGATTAACGAAGGCCCAACTTATAAAAAGGGAGAAGTCCTAACCAAAACAGTCGATCAACTATCTCGCGCTCAAACCTACGCTTCTTACGAAGAAGAGGAAGAGTACAAGTCAATGTGCGAAACAGAGGGCCAAAATTTCAAAGATTTCCTTCAAAAATGCATACCCTCTCAACAGGGAACTGACAAAGAAAAATTCCAAACTTGCTTGTTACAATACAAGAAAAATAAATAATATATAAAACAATGAAATCTTTTATTCAAAATGGCATTGCATCAGTACCAACAATAACCGTTAATTTTACAACAACAGGTGTTTTAATTCAGCCTCCTAATAGTGGCAATTCAAGAATTTTCATTACTGACGTAAGTACTCAAGCTAATCTTACTTTGGCAAATGCCAGTACTACAGCAAGCGGGAGTATATTCGCTTATGTAGCGCAAGGCAATTGTAATTATTCTGCTCCTTTGAGACTGCCAGACAGTTCTGGATTGGCTATTGCAACCGCAACCGTGGGTAGTATTACATATTTTCTAGAATAATATGAAATTTGAATTCTCTACAACATTTAGTTCTTCAATCAGACCATTGGTTTCTGAGGAAAAAGATAAGTATTTATCATTAGCCAGTCTTATTGATGTGGGGAATTTTATTCCTAACGTTAATGCTGAGTCTAATATGGATCTTTTGCCAATTGCATTTAATGCTTGTGTCGTAAATCGTGTTAATAAAAATGGTGATGTAGTTGATTCTGCTATTGCTTCTGAGATGTATAAAAATTTCATCAATAAGCCAATCAATATTGAACACAATCGCGCTAATATAGTTGGTGTTATCTTGTCAGCAGGATTTTCTGAGTTTGGAACTGATGCACCACTTACTGAAGAGCAAGTCAAAGATAAAAAAGAACCATACAATATCACCCTTGGCGGTGTGGTTTGGAAGATCGTAAATAAAGACCTTGCCAATACTATCGAAGAATCAAATGACCCTACTTCTAACAATTACATGAAGGTCAGTGCTTCTTGGGAATTGGGTTATAATGATTTTGAAGTAGCGGTATTAGAGGGATCTGAAAAGAATATTGAAAATGCTACAATCATTTCTGACAAAGAAGAGATTGAAAAGATCAAAGGAAAGTTAACCGGCTTTGGTGGCAGCGGAAGACTGAATGAAAATCAATTAATTTACCGTAAAATTAAAGGCCGAGTGTTGCCTCTTGGGGTTGGGCTAACTGCAAATCCTGCTGCCGATGTTATCGGTGTTAGCGTCAGAAAACAAGAATCTGAACAAATTGTAGAGCAAAAAGCGGAAGAAATTTCACAAACGTTAGAATCTAATGTAATTATCGAAAGAAAGAATATGAAAATATCTGAATTATCTCAAATTACTGATGAGTTGCTTAAAGAGGCAACCGCTTCTTCCATCAGGGACTTTATTGGAGAGCAACTCAAAGATGCCTCTGAGAAATTCGCTGCTGAACAAAAAGCTAAAGAAGACGCAATCAAGAACGCTGAAGAGAAGTTCGCTAGTCTCTCTTCAGATTCTGAAACCCTAAAGAAGGAGCTTGAGTCTCTCAAGCAATCTTTAGAAGCCCTACAACAAGAAAAATCTTCCAAGGAGAAGCAAGAAGTATTCTCTTCCAGAATGGCTGGACTTGATGAAGAGTACGATCTTGATACCGAAGACAGAGAAGTAATTGCTAACGATATCAGAGATTTAGATGAAACTTCTTTCTCCGCCTATCAAAAGAAAATGGGCGTCCTAATGAAGGAAAAGAATAAGGCTTACAAAGCTTCAAAAACTCCAAAAGAAGGCACTAAACAAGTCGCCTCTTCTGAAGTCAAAGAAACTGTAGCCTCTACAGAAAATGCTACTGTCGTTGATGACGCTATTAACAATGGAACTCAGCAAGCTGATCAAATCACTGCTGGCATGGTTAATCCATCAAAGACTGTTAAGCAAAAATACCAATCAGCTTTTAATGACGAAGGCTTCGTTATTACAAAATAAACAAACAAATAAATATATAGGAAAACACTATGGCATATTCATCTACTAAAAGATTAATTAAACCATTTCGCGGTTATGGTGAGCATGAAGTTATCAACATGTTCGCTTTCGATCTCGAAACTGTAAACAAAGGAACTTTCGTTAAAGTCCTCGGCAATGGCTGGAAAAATTCTGATGATATTTTAAATATCACATCAGCTACCTCCGTTGGCGCTTCATACTCTAACGTCGTTTCTGATCGTTACTCTACCACTGCTCGCGTTACTACTGCTGGCACTGGCGATGTAGGCAAGGTAATTGGTCTTCTTCTCAATGACGTTCGCGAAACTGACGAAAATGGCGAGAAGCTAATCTACAATCCTCGTAAAGCTGCTGAATTGAGTGCTGTTGTCTCTGGACAAACTGTACCAGTTCTCAAGCGCGGCATCATCTTGGCTTATGCAACTGGAGCTACTGCTGGTAACTCTGCTTTCATTAATGCTAATGGTGAATTGGAAACCAACACTGCTCTCTATGGTAGCACTGGTGGCGCTAAAGTTGGAACTTATCTAGGTTCTGCTGACGATGATGGTTATGCATTATTGAACCTCGACCTATAATATAACCACTAACCTAACCAATTAATTAATTATAATATGAGACTTAAATTAAAAAATACGCCAGAACAAGTAGAGCTAATCAAGAAGGTTGGTTCTCGCAATGTAGTTGAGGCTGCTGAAGCTATGGAAGCCTTGGCCGCTTTCGTAGGACCAGTTATCCAAAAGGTCCTCGCTCAAGCTGGTACTGCCAGCATGATTTACAAAGACATGGAGTTTAACGAAGACGATAGTCCTTCTTATCCTCTTGATCTTTATTACAACGAGGCCGCTGGCCTAGTTTCTGTCTGGGCTCAAAATGTTGCTGGTGGTCTACCCTCCAACTACATGGATCAACCAGTTCAAGAGTTGAAGCTCGCCACCTACCGTCTTGACTCTGCTGTTTCTTTCAATAAGAAGTACGCTCGTAAGGCTCGTCTTGACGTAGTTAGTGGAGCTTTGGATCGTATGGCTCAAGAGGTTCTTATTAAGCAAGAGCGCAATGCTTGGGCTGTTATCTTGAAGGCTCTCGGCGCTGCTGCTACCTTGAATGGTCGTTCAGCTTCTTATTCAGCCTCTGGAGCTTTGAAGCATCTTATCGCTCCAGTCGGTGGTGCAAGAGCTTTTGATCTAGGCTGCTTGAATGACTTGATTCTCCGTTTTAAGAGAATTAATGTTTCATTTGCTGGTGGTACTCCTTCTGATGCCTCTGCTCGCGGATTGACTGACCTCTTTATTAGCCCAGAAATTAAGGCTAAGATTCGCGCTTTCTCATTTAATCCTATTTTCCCAACTAGCTCCACTAGCCAAACTCAATTGTCTGAAGATGTTCGCACTGAGTTGTATAGAGGCGGCGGAATGGAGAGCTTGTTCGGCATCAACATTATCGAGCTAATCGAACTTGGTAAGAACCAAAAGTATAACACTCTATTTGATTCATTTGACGTAACCACTTATACTGACATTAATAATGCAAATGCTATCACCTTCGCCACTGCTTCTCATGACCTCTCAATTGGTCTTGATTTGAGCCGTGAGGCTTTCGTCCGCCCAGTTGCTACAAACGCTGAGAGCGGTGGACAACTCACTGTTCTCCCTGATGACCAATTCATCTCTCGCGCAGAGAAGACTGGTTTCTACGGATTCCTAGAAGAGGGTCGCGTTTGCGTCGATGCTCGCGCTGTCGGTGGTGTTATTACCAACTAATTAAAAACTCTCTTAGTTTTAGCCCCAGAGGTAACCCCTCTGGGGTTTTTTATTTTATATTTTCCTTTATATATATTAGAATATGGTATGGCTAAAAAGAAGCAAGCTCTAGAAGATCTAAATCAAACTCATGCCAAGATTGAAGAGAAACAGTACCAAACTCTCGATCAAATTCTTGGTGATTCTGGATCAGATAAATACGGGACTTTTAATGAAGACGAATATTGGAGTCAGTTGAATGCCATGACTAAAAGCGATCTCCAAAATCATGCCCTTAAAATGAGCCTTATCCCTGTAGATAATATGAAGATGTTGAGAGAGCGATTATTGAATGAATTTCGCAGACACAATAATTCTTATCTAAAAGTAGCCGGAAATCAAAGAGTCAGTGACAATAACGTCTCTGATATTGCCAAGAAAATTTTAGCCGAAGGAAGATAATAAATATATGGAACAGACTAATCAACAGCAACCACAGCAACCTCCATCCGTTAAAGACCTGCCAGATCCTACTGCACAAATTGCCTTAAACACTTTTGTAGGTCTAGCCCGTCAGAGTCGATTGAGTTACGATGAGCATGTATACCTTGACAAGTGTACTGCGGCTCTTCAAAGCGTAGTCAATTCAGCGACGGCTCCAGAGATTCCTCCATTCCCGAAGATGCAACTCTAATGTAAATTAGATAGTAATCTTAAAAACGCAATCTTTAGCTCTCGATTTTTAGGGGGCTAGAGATTTTTTTGTGTAATTAATAATAAGGTTTAAGGTTTACAAATGGCTCAATTTGCTATAGATGAAGTTCTGACGACAGGAATTCAAATTTCTGGTTTTATATTTGACTATTCCAGTAGTTTAGGAACTCCCGGTCAAGTTTTAGCCTGTACGTCGTCAGGCGTAATGTGGCAAGCGGATTCAAATAACGCTGATCTTGCGTCTTTAAGTGGGCAAATTGCGGCTACTGGAACTTTATTAAATAATAGAATAAATTCTCTTAGCGGTTACTCTAATGCGACCTTCGCGACGATAACGAACTTAGCTGCAACTGGTTCTACCCTTGATACGAAGATCAACACTACGAACACTAACCTAGCTGCCACAGGTTCAACCCTTGATACGAAGATCAACACCCTGAGTGGTTATTCCAACGCGAACTTTGCGACGATAACGAACTTAGCTGCAACTGGTTCGACTCTTGATACGAAGATTAACACTCTGAGCGGTTACTCCAACAGTACCTTCGCGACGATAACGAACTTAGCTGCAACTGGTTCGACTCTTGATACGAAGATTAACACTCTGAGCGGTTACTCCAACAGTACCTTCGCGACGATAACGAACTTAGCTGCAACTGGTTCTGTCCTTGATACGAAGATTAACACTCTGAGTGGTTACGCAGGTAACACTTTCCTTTCTGGGGTTGGAGTAGCAAACTATGTCCCTCGTTGGAGTGGCACTAAACTATTAGTTACTGGAAGTATTTATGATGATGGCACGAATGTAGGTATAGGGACAACAGTTCCGGGCGCTTTATTGGATGTAAATGGTGTTTTTAGATTCCAAGAAGAGATAAGAGTAAATAATGGCACAAATAAACTTATATTAAGCGCTACTTCTACTACTACAGAACTACATTCTGCTGGAGCAGTTGGAACAATATTTAAAGGCGCTGGCAATAATGAAATTGCAAGATTTGATGCAGCTAATTTTAATGTAGGAATAGGAACGGCTACAGTTTCTAGAAAGCTTCATGTTTATGTTGATACTGGACCTGTAATGAGATTACAATCCAGTGGTAGTAATGCTTCTATAGAATTTATACCTTCAACAATAGAGAACAGATATAATTGGTTAATAGGCGCTCAACAAAATATCAGTGATGCATTTGAAATTACGCCTTCAACTGCAACAAATGGAACAACATTTAGTAACCCAGCAGTATTAATTACATCTGCTGGTAACGTAGGAATTGGTATAACAGGCCCAGAGGCGAAGCTAGATGTGTCGGCGAATGCCGTTGACATGGCAATTTTCCGAAGTAGTGGCGGATCAGCTAACGACAAGCGTCTGACTATTAAAAGCGGTGGAGACAGGGTCATTTTAAACGTATCTGACAATTCTAACACGGGTACTGCTCGCGCTTATGAGTTTCAAATTGCTGGAATCCCAGCAATGACCCTTACTGCTTTAGGTTGTTTGGGAGTAGGCTTAACTAACCCTGCAACTCTCGTTGGTGTTGGCGGCGCGGGCTCTACTTCTGCTGCAAGTGGTATAACATTTGGCGCAGACAGCCAAGCTAATTTGTATAGGATATCTTCCTCAAGGATTAAGACAGATGGTAATTTTACTATTGATGGTCAAGGAGGAGGGGCTACTTCTTTAGCATTAAATAGGAGTTCTACTTCTTCTGAGAATGGAATGGCTTTTAATACAGCAGGAGTAACTGACTGGTATTTTTATGTAGATAATGGTAATAATAATTTACAAATACAAAAGTCTTCTGAAATTGACACTGCTCCAAGAGTTCGTTTTGATGGTTCCAATAGTAATATTTTATTTAATTTAGGAGGAGGAAATGTTGGAATTGGGACTTCCATACCGCAAGGAAGACTTCATGTATCTGGAGCGACTGATCATGTCCTTTTTCTAAAACAAGGAGTTACTGGTTCTCAAGGAGGAGTTTATCTTGAAAATGCAGATGGTTATGCCGTTTCTTCCGCTAGGCTTTATTTCATAAGTGGAGACTCAGTTCTATTTACAAGAGGACCAAGTAATTTAGCTTGGAGTGTATCTCAAAATGCAAACGTTGGAATTGGAGTAAGTAATCCTTCTGAAAAATTAACAATCACTGGTGCTGTTAAGATTTTAACAAGAGGTGGGGCTAATTTTAAAGTTGGTGATGGATCAAATAATAATACATTTTTAGAATTTGATTATCCTGATATATCCACTGCTGATGCTCATTTTAGATTATTTAGAAGTACAAATACAAATGGTGGAAAATATTTCCAAATCTTTAAAGGCGATTCCAGCGCTACGTCTCAAACTCTTTTAAATGCCAATGGAGATTCCCATATTAATGCAGTTGCAGGAAACCTTGGAATAGGAACAGACAGCCCCACTCAGAAACTTCAAGTAAGTGGAACAGTAAAAATACAATCATTAGGAGTTTATTCTGATCCTACGGATAATGCAGCGTTCTTAAATTACGACACAAACGGCGGAATATTTACACTTTCCGCTAGGAGTGATGGTGGTAATACCTATATGGCCTTCAGAACTTCTAATGGAGGTACTGGAAGCGAAAAAGTTAGGATCACAAATGATGGAAATGTAGGTATAAACCAGACAAGTCCTGCTTACAAATTAGATGTAAATGGTACTAGTAGATTTGCAAATGATATTTTATCAAACGGGAATATAACTATAGCTAAATCAAGTGCTTATTTATATCTCAATGGTAATAATGGTGACGCTGAAATATATTTCCTATCAGGTAGTGCTAATAGATGGGCTATGGGAATGAATGTTGGTGACGCTACAGAAAATCTAAACATTTATAACTATACAACCGCCACAACGAATTTTACAATATTAAAAGCAAACGGCAATGTAGGTATAGGTACAGCAAATCCATTAAAACTTTTGCATGTGCATGGGACTACCGGAGAAGTTGCCCGCCTTAGTGTGGCAAGTAGTTATACGGCTGGCTATGGTCCTCAATTGTCTTTCTGGAATGCAACGACGGAAGAACTTGCGTCTATACGCGGTGTATTTAATGAAACTACTCAAGGTAATAGAGCTAATTTGATATTTGGTACCAGAACAAGCGATGCGTTAGGCGTTGAGACGAAAATGACCATTTTTCATAATGGTAATGTTGGTATAGGTACTAATAATCCATCTGCCAAACTAGAAGTTTTTAGCGGAAATGCTATTATCAGAAATGATAATCCCGGTGGCGCAGCTTCTTTATACATAAGAAATTGGGCAGCAAGTCCATCAACTCAATTAGTTTTTGGCAATTCAACTAATGATGACTCAAGTACTACATTAGATTTAAATTCTAATGTTTTTTCTATTACAAATTATGGTGATCCGGGAAGTTATATTAAATTTGGAACTCGTAATGCATCAACGGCTGAGATTAGAGTAACAATTGATCCAAGTGGAAGAGTTGGGATAGGTACAGAAATTCCATCTACATTGTTATCAATTGGCGGTGCGGGTTCTACTAGTCCTTTTAGTGGTATAACTTTTGGAGCAGATTCTGTTGCTAATTTATATAGAATATCTAGCTCAAGAATTAAGACAGACGGATCTTTAGAGGCCGCTGTCGGGATAATTTCCCCAACGATCACTTCTTTGAGCGGAAACATTGCTGCCACAGGTTCTACCCTTGACACTAAGATCAACACTCTGAGTGGTTACTCCAACAGTACCTTCGCTACGGTAGTTAACTTAGCTGCCACAGGTTCTACCCTTGACACTAAGATCAACACTCTGAGTGGTTACTCCAACAGTACCTTCGCTACGGTAGTTAACTTAGCTGCCACAGGTTCTACCCTTGACACTAAGATCAACACTCTGA